AATTCTAACGAAAAGTTGTCTGTGTCTAATAAGGTATATCCAAATGATGCAAGTCTATTTTTTATATCTTCCATTAATAAATCTTTTTTTAATTTAATCATTTCTTCTACCTCCTAATGGAGCGCTATTTAGCCCTTCGATATAATTTGAGCTATTGGAATAGCTTTAACATCAATATATTTTGAATTTCCGTCATTTACTAATGTCCAGTTAGCACCATTTGCTAATTCAGAATCTGTTGGAGATAAAGTTGCTTGTGATTTCTTTTCATAAGATATTCCAAAAGGTGCAAACACACTTCTTTTTCTAGTTATCAAGGTATCTTGACCACCATTTTTATATGGGTCTCTTGACATTTCATTAGGTACTTTAGCTCCGATATTTTCATAGTCGAAAGCTCCGTCGCCTAATATATATGTTGTATAGGCTGTGTATGCTTCTGCAGTCTCTGTTTTAGCGACATCTTTAGTAGGCATAGAATCATCTACTAAAACTACTCTACCATTCCATGTACCCATAGCTAGATCTCTCTGCATACCATTAGCATCTGTATAAGTAAAGTATTTTAGAAGTTGTAAATTCTCTAAATGAGTTGCTACAGCACTGTGCATTATAGCTAATGTAAATGCTCCCTTGTTATCACCACAAGCCTTTTGCACCGCTTTATTTAAAGTATCAGCTGCTACTAAAGCTGAATCATCATCATTCGAAGTTATGTCGTATGTATGACCCTCTATGAATTTTTTATTTTCAGCACCAGTCATAGCAAATATTCCCTTTATTATAGCAAGTAAAGTGTCTTGATCTATTTCTTCCCAATATGCACTCACTTGGTTAGCAACATTTGACATGAAGTCTACTCCACTAGTGATATCAGACGAGAAGTCTTTTTCAACCCACGCCTTTGCTCTACCTACTACAATTACACCTCTTTCAAAAGTTGTCGTTGTTGTTGCTGTTATATCAGTCATTCCATCATAATTAAGAGCTGCTCCGTCTAAATTACCAAACATAGGTAGTCTTGCATAAGCTGTTCCTGTCTGAGAACTAAAGGCATTTGCTATCTCAGCATTTCTTTTTAATGCCCCAGATTTAATTAATTCATTTCTTTTTAATTTTGGAACATTCTCCATGTAAGAACCAAATGCTTGAGGATTGAAGCTTTTTGAATCGAATTTGTTATCTGTTCCTCCTGCAAGTAACTGTATGTTCATTGATACTATTGATTTGTTTTTCATTTAAATTATCATCCTTTCTTTGTTTATATTTGATTTCCTGCTTCCATGAACTCACAAAGTTCTGCATAGTTCATTTGACTCGGGTCTTTTGGTGTTGGATTCGGATTACCTTCGCTTGGTTTTACACCTCTAAGACTTGGAGTTGAATCTTCTGTATTAAATAAGAAACTAGATTCTTCGCTCTCTTTTAAAGTCTGTATTTGCTTATCTAAATCCTTAATTGACCCATCCTCTAGTAATTCTACATTCTCTAAATCTAATAGAGGCTTAACAACTTTTATATTCTTAGCTTTAGCACCAGTAAGAGCTTTCTCTAAAGCATTAGCTATCTTTATATTCTTTATATCTGCATCATACTTTTCTTTAGATACTTTATTTTCATCTTGCAATTGAGCTATTTGTGTCTTTAGAGTTTCAGAATCCTCATTAGAGTTTTTTAATGTTTCTAACTGTTTATCCCTTTCCGCTATGTCTGTTTCTAGCTGTTTCTTTGACGCATTTACCTCGTCAAATCTGTTCTTAGGTATAAACCCTTTCAATTCATTTGTTGACGCTTCTTCAACCTTCTTAGCATCTTCCTCGCTTAATCCAAGCTCTATAAGTTCTTTCTTAGTCATTTCTATTTACCACCTTTCAAAAACATTTGTTATCACAGTTCAGTCTGCGTATATTTGTCTTTGTAGTTTTCGTCCAAAATACCAAAATGACGAAATTATTTCATAAAAATAGCACCCTTTTGGTGCATATATTTGCTCTCTTTTAGTTTTTTCTCAACTCGTTCGCTAAGATACCCTAAATCTGTATCAGACTCTTTAATCGCTGTTGACTCTTTCTGTCCGTTTTTTGTAGTTTCTCTTAAGCTATCCAAATATTTCATTTCTGCTTTTAACAGATCATCAAATGAGTTGTTAAACTCAATATAAGCTAGGCGCAAATCTTCTTTAGCATCAATTTCATCTGATGGGTATTTATGGTGCAACTCTTCCCCTATGAATTCCCTTCCTTTTGAAATAGCTTGAATTCTAAGCCAACATAGATCAATTTCATAGTTATTATTTTTATCTTTCATTAAACTACCTCCTATTTAACATATTTTTTATACCATTCGTTATAACTTATATTACCTGACACATAATAAACTTTCCCATCTTTCCCTCTTGCTGCTCTTTCACCTATTTCATCTTCAAACCACGGAGCTGTTGTGGTCCTACATCTAGGGTGAAATGGTGGAGCAGTTGAACCGGTATCGTAATCTTTCATATCAAATATTTTTCCGTCCATATCTTGGCATATTTCTGATGTTTTGAAATCTAGTGTAGATATAACTTCGTATTTTCCTACGTCTAAGTCCTCAAAACAATCTTTTCTTGATGCGGACGCAAAAAAAGCCGATTCTGTCATTATCAGATTACCAGCTTTATTTTTACTAGTATTAAATTTCTTGGCCATCTTACTTATAAGCTTCTTTGGATTTTCTCCACGTATTATTGTATGGGTTAATTCCTTATTTAGATAATTAACAAGCTCAGGTCTATGCTCACCCCAAATCCTCTTGCTAAAATTGGTCCCATCACTGGTCCAAGGTCTAGATATTACCATTTCAATTTTATTTGTATCTAGTGCAGTAAGATTAACCGCTACTCCTGTACCTTTTACTATCTCAAAGGCTGTATGATAATACCCTTTAGAATATGTATCCTTAATCAATTTATCAACGCTATCTAATTCATTACCGAATAACACTTCTAAGTGTTGCTGCATTTGCAATTTTAAACTATCAAGCCTTGTAATATGATATTTAGCGGAAGCATTCTCTAATTCTTTGATCCACATTTCATTAACTGCATTTTCTCTACCAATGCTAATATATTCTTTTATATCCCATCTAAGCTCGTCTAGTTCCTTAGAGTTAAGTAACCTCTTAGCCTCTGTAAAGCTTATTGAATTATTATCAGCAAAACGAATATACCATTTTGATATATCCTTTTCGATGTTTCTTATTGCCTTAATATATTCCTTTTCAATCTCTCTATAAAGTTTCTTTGATTTATTCAATCTTGCTAATTCCAAATTAACAAACCTATCATGCCAGTATTTACTGTTCTTAGCTTTATTCGCCATCCTGGCCACTACCTATTTGTTTATTAAGATCATCTATATCTTTGGGAATTCTATTTAATTCATCTTCCAAGTTGTCTCTTTCCTCATTCTCTATTCTATCTAATTCCGTCTGAACATCTTTTACCCAAGGATGTTCAGTAACGATAGTTTCCCTTGAAATAATTCCATCGGATTTTAGACAGTTTTCAATTGACTCAGTTTCATTAATAAGAATGTCTCTATTAAATATAATGTTTACATCTTCATTGAAAAAATCATCTTCGCCTGTATTGGCAAAGTGAACATTAATAAACCATAATAGATCCTCAAACGATGCTTGAAACTCTGTCTCCATTCCGTTAGCATCTAAGTCTATATCTGAATACATTGATTGGATATTCATTTGATTAGGATTGTTCTGCATTCTGTCACTCTTTGCATCATATCCACGACCATTCTCTACAATAGCTTTCTTGAATATATCTAATATAGCTTTGTAGTTTTCTGCATTAACTTTAACCTCTAATGTTTTAACATCGCCATTTCCACCATCGCTAGATTTAACTTTAACAGCTCCATAGGTTGCTAGATTCTTTCTGAATTCACCTAAGTTCTGCCCCATATAGTTTATAAGCACCAATATAGTATTCCTAGCATCTTCCTGCATGTTGTTCTCAAAATCAGATAACATTGTGTTTATACCGTCTTGAAGAGATTTAACTCTTTTGATGAGTGGTGTCTCATTATTATTATATTTAAACGCTATAAGCGGAACTCTTTCCCAATCAAACTTTTGTTGTTCTCCGCTTGTTGTATCTTCTATGGTTATATACGAGGAATGAGGGTTAGTGCTGTCTACAATTAAACAGTTATTTCTTAAAATATATCTTTTTACACCATCTGTTGTATAAACTTCAACCTTCTCAACTGACTCTTTTCCGCTCCCCGAAAACTCTTCTGTTTCATAAAGTCTAATTCCAAAGTCAAGCTCTGTATGTTCTGAGTCTTTCCAAAACGGAAGTATTTCTCTAGCTTCAAACCGTTTAAAACTTAACTCTCCAATGTCGTTATAGTAAGGATGTAACCAACCTAAGCCACCGTTTAAAGAATCCTCAGCTAGATTCTTAAACATTCTTAAAAACTTCTTGTCAAATATACCCTTTAGTAACTTCGTATATCCTTCATTATTTGTCTCATATGTAAACGGCTTGCCAAATAAGTAGTTAACCTTTTGATCTACAAGCTTACTATATTGATTATCCATAACTTTATTATTTGGTAAATTATCAACTTCTTCTAACTGTCCATCTTCACC